TTGGCCGGTTAAGTGCCAGTGAACTACAAGAGCAGGGCGTACTTGCTAACTGTCATGTAAATGTCCTACAGTTAGTTGACCATGTAGAATATAAAGATTATCAAAGTGAATTACGATACCTACTTGAAACAGAAGAAAGATTAAACTATATCGCCAAGTTGGTAGAGACAATCCGTAAGAGTGGTAATACACTTGTGCTAGTAGATCGTATCGCACCAGGACGTGCTCTAATAGAAAAAATTAAAGATGCTGTATTCGTGTCAGGAGGCACCAAAGCAGATGATAGAAAAGAACAATATGATGACATTGCGACCATGGATGACAAGGTTATTGTCGCCACTTACGGTGTTGCTGCTGTTGGCATCAACATTCCTCGTGTGTTTAACCTTGTGCTTATTGAGCCCGGTAAGAGCTTTGTTAGGGTCATCCAAAGTATCGGGCGTGGCATCCGCAAAGCGGAAGACAAAGACTTCGTCCAGATCTGGGACATAACATCAACATGCAAGTTTGCCAAACGTCATCTGACCAAGCGCAAACAATTTTACAAGGATGCCTCATATCCTTTTATTGTGGAGAAAGCAGATTGGCAATGAAGAAATTGGCCGTATGCGGATGTAGTTTTATGACATCAAGTTACCCACTGTGGCAACAAATGAAAGGGGCAGATTGGCCTAACTATCCGGCAGTTAATAACCTTAGCAAGATTGATTTACCTAAATTTCTTCTTGATGAATTAGAACACAAAGGATATAAACATAACTATAGTTTTTTAGATCAATTTGTAAAAGAAAAAAATTTTGATTTTATTAACTTAGCTCGGGGTGGAGCAAGTAATTTTTTTATTAGAATACAAATTGATCAGGCTATTAATGAAAATGCAGACTACGTTATTGTAGGAGCATCTCAACCCGAAAGATTTGAGATACCTGTAGAAACATTGAAAATTGAAAATTTTCGAGAATTTAACTCTAAAAAATATATTATGTCAACACAGATCGATGAAATAATCGATTCTTTGCCAGCCGACCTTGTGTCTGCTATAAAGTACTACAAAACATTTATACAAACCCATGACATTGATGAGATAAAAAGCTATTATATATTGAGAGATGGATTAAATCAACTTGAAAAGAAAAAGATTCCATATGTTTTTATTCCAGGCCCTTTACAACAGCAAGACTGGTCTCAGCATAATATCGTGTGGCCTAAAGATGAATATCAACCTTGGGACATACAACACGGAGTAGACAATAGATACAATCATAACAATGCACTATCGCATGATGATTATTTTAAAACATTATTTAGAATTACAACACATTGGAAATAATATGTATATATTAACACTAGAAAACACCGCATACGAAATGAATGAGATCCCAGATGAAGTTGAGGACTTACGTTTTGCTATATTAGACAACAGCGACCCAAAGAATCCTGATTACTTCTTTATCCCATTGATCTTCCTAGAATCCTTTAATAGTCCAGCATTGGTCTTACGCATTGGTAATAACATAGTTAAAATGCCTGTGGATTGGCAAGTATTAATTGGTGAGCCAGACTTTGGCGACTTAGAAGTTATACCTTTAACCAGTATCAACGATCGTGGATTCAGTGTGTTCTGTTTTAATCCTCTAGACAGTTTTAAACCAGAATTCCATCCAATTGAAATCGTAGATATCTATCAAGATGTTAAATGGTATTTCCCTAAACTGCGGCCTGGACAGATGTTAGCAGTTCCTATTAATGACGGCGATCATCCATTGTGTGCTTACTTCGTTAAAGATATCAGCCGCCAGAGCGAAGTAGTAGACTACGGCAAAATATGGTAAAAACAATATTATTTGTAATTAATCATCTTGGTGGGAACAAAGAAGCAGAACGTATCTGCCAGGAACAAAAGATACCCTTTGGTGGTACATTATTTTCAATCGCAGATGAAATTAAATCCGGAGTTAGCTACGCTGCTTCACCTGTAGAAATTGGATTTCTCAATATAATATCACTTATCGATAAATTTGACGACATAGTTATTTTAAAGGATCACGAAAACTATGTAATTAAACTATATCAAACTGAATTAGAATTTTTTCTTAAATATCAAAAAGAATTTTTACAATCTGATAAGAATGTTGACAATACTTTCAAAATATTAGATCAAGATAAATTAAATTTCTTTGGATGTAGTCATACTGAAGGAGTTGGGCACACTTCTATAGAAACAACATATCCTCATGTGTTATCAAATTTAATGGGAATGGAATATAATAATTTTGGAATGGGCGGTAAGAGTAACTATAATACTGAAGATTTATTATCTACATTTTCTATAAAAAATTCAAAATTAATTATTCAATTTACTGATATTTATAGAATACGACATCTAGAAAATGATATGATACAAGACAAATCAATTTACAACATTAAAGATAAATTATCTAATTCTTTAATTTTTAACGAAGAAAATTTATTGTTTAATTTTAAAAATATTGTTAATAGAATCGTTGGTCGATTAAGAGATGGTAACAATAAATTTTTAATAACATATACTTGTAATATTGAAAATGCTGATGCTGTCAAATGCCATGAATTCTTATACGGATTCAAAGAATTTAGTTCGACCATTGGCACTCAGATTGATGTAGCAGCAGATGGTGCTCATTATGGAATACAAAGCCATAAAGTATGGGCAGAAAGATTATACAAGAAATGGATAGAATTATATGATAACAAATAAGATATGGCGTATCTGGGCCAAAGCACTCGGACAAAAAGAAGGTGCTGATGATGATGAAGCAGATCGTATAGCACTGATACGTACTGTTATCGCTGGTATTAATTTGATTACCTGCTTGATGATCATAGCAGGCATAGTGAGGCATTGGAATGGGTAATTTGAAACCAGGGGCAACTTACATATACGAAAGTCCAGATGGCGGAGAAACGACCTATGCCCGTGAAATCGGTGCACCTGAAAGAGAACGATTTATGATTGGGCAAAGCTGGAAAGCTAAAGAATTGGTAGAGCAACGCTTATGGAACGAAATATATCCGAAAAGATACCTAACGCCAGCCTTGACAGAAGCAGTTGAAAAATGTATAATTATATATAAGCTCTCGGAGAAAAACGAAAATGGCATTTAACCCACAACAGTTTAAACAAAAAAAGAAACGTGAAGTTGACCCAAATGCGCCACCGCGTCCAAACCTGATGTCACATGATAAAACTATCCGCGAAAGCAGGGTAGAATTTGATAGGTTAAGAGATTTAGTTAATCAACAAGCAGATGAAATCACCGCACTGAAAAACAAATATAATAATATGCAGTCTAGCGTAGATCGTATATTAAGTTATCTCAGCAAGGGATGGAATAAGAAGTGAGCAGTAGTTTAGAAATCAAATATGAAATGCAGGCCTACGATCGCAAGGATCGTAGTTACTATGACAACTTCACAGATGAAGATCGTAAGAAATTCTCAACATATCTTATGCTGAAGTATGGTGCTAATGTCGGTGGTAATAAAGACCTACAAGCCTATTACCTAATGGCTACTAATGAACGTGTAAACAAAAACTTCTTTGAGATCAACAGACATCCTAAACTACAGTGGCTGACCTGCACCACAGTGAGTCCGCAGATGGGCAATCAGTTCCACTATTGGCTCAAAGGTAAAAAGAAAGAAAGCAACAGCAAGGCAGTAAAATTTTTAATCAAACACTTTCCGCATCTCAAAGATGATGAAATAGAACTACTGGCAACTATCAATGATAAACGAGATCTTGCAGACATGGCACGAACACTCGGATACGATGACAAATCAATCAAGTCCGAGCTATAAGTGCCGATATTGTAGTAAAGAGTTCCGCAAAGAGTCAAGTCTTGCAGTGCATCTCTGCGAGCAAAAACGACGCTGGCAAGAAGAACGAGAAACTGGTGTACAGTTTGGGCTCCAAGCATACTTGCGTTTCTATGAAATGACACAAGGCTCAGCTAAGATGAAGTCTTATGCAGACTTTGTGGCTAGTCCTTACTACAAAGCCTTTGTTAAGTTTGGTCGACACATGGTAGCTATCCGTGCGGTTAATCCTAAGATGTTTATTGATTGGGTGATCAAAGAAAATAAGAAACTTGATCATTGGACACATGAGAAGGTATACTTAGAATATCTTAAAGGGTATATGCGTAAAGAAGCAGTCCAAGATGCGCTCGAACGTGCCCTAAAGGAGATGCAGGATTATGCAGACGAACATGGAGAGTTTAAAAATGGATTTAGTGATTATTTTAGGTTTGGCAATCCTAATCGCGTGTGTCATCACATCGCTAATGGTAGGGTTAGCCCTTGGATTGTTTTTAATTGCGATACCGGTGTTGACTTTCTTGATGCTCTTAACGATGATCAAATTGGTCTTATTCTTCCTTGGATAGATCCAGAATATTGGCAACGGAAATTTAAAGATTATGTGGCAGACACTGAGTGGGTTAAACAGATATTAAAGGAGGCAGGATTATAATGCAAGAATTACTTAAAGAAATCAAAGCCGAACTTTTATTATTACGTGCAGATGTTATATTAATCAATCACGATATTTTAAAAGTTAGGGAACAGTTAGATATAATTGAAAATGGGCTACGTGTTAAACGTCAAGAACCTATAGGTATCGCTCCAGGTACTCCTCCACCGGATTTCTTACCACCGGAGTTAATGTGAGATTTAAAAGTGACATAGATATTGATTTTGCTGATCGTCAACAGGTTTTAGACTTGTTGAACGTCACACCAGCCAGCATTATCCGTGATGGTAAATTGACTCGTCATAACACAGGAGTGTATGCCACAGATATACCCGTAGATCCGTTTTCAGGATCAGCTAGTTTAGACTATCAAGCCGCAGAAGATCGTGGCTATATGAAACTAGACTTACTAAACGTCCATGTATACAAACAAGTTAAGAATGAAGAACACTTGGTTAAGCTCATGCAGACTCCTGATTGGACTAAATTATATGACAGTTCAATATGTGCGCAGTTAATTCACATCAACAATCACTATGATACCTTGCTTAAAATGCCGGAACCCGTGGATACTATTCCTAGACTAGCTATGTTCTTAGCAGTTATACGTCCAGGTAAACGACATTTAATAGGTCGGACTTGGAAAGAAGTTGCGGCTACTGTGTGGGATCGAGTTGAGGGTGAGTACGCATTTAAAAAGAGCCATTCTGTTGCGTACAGTCAATTAGTAGTGGTAAATCTTAACTTACTTTGCGAATCAGTGTAATACTACGACGCTTTGATCTCTTATTTGATATTTCTTTAAGGCTTATATAAGGCCCGTGTTTTATTTGTACATCTTTGCTGTTGAACGTTTTCAAACAA